CACCTTTAGCTACCTTTGACGCGGCCTTCTTGATACCTCTAAATATTTTCTTAAAGAAGAACTCAGGCAACCCTGTCTCAGGGTTAAGGGAATTAGCTCCAGAGCCCACAACGTATCTTTCGGGATCTTCTACGCCAAGCTCACGCAAATGACTGAAGATAGAGTCTCTTAGCTTCGGGTTTTGATCAATCAGGGCTTTTGGAACAACAAGCTCGCCGGTTTCAACGTGGGCCACGGTATCATCACCATAACGACCGTATGATGCCATACGGCTTGCAATAGGCTTGAAGGTAGCAATACCCGCAGAACCAAACGCCTCTTCGGCTTCTTCAGCCTCTAACGCCTCAATCTCATGGTCTTCCATGTAAAAATCGGCAATACCGCCAGATGGAAACTCTAGAACTTCTTGTGTTGCTTGCTTTGCCATTATACCAACCCGATCAAACTATGGTTTTTGTAATATACAATGTTTTTTCTTGTACGTCCATCACGAGACAATCTTTACTGTCCCACTATCATTATATAGGGCTCCGGTCTCTAGGTCCGTGGGCGACGTAGGGAGGTCCGTAAGCGTAATCTTCGTACCGCGGAGCTCTCCGGGGCTCTGTAACTGTACCACAAGTTGCGTCAACGACCGAACCATCTCGTCAAAATACTGCCTGTCGTATTCAGCCGGAGCTAACGGAAACTGAGGTGGTACAAGCTGCCTACTCATCGTCTACCGTCCGCTTGTATCTCAAGCCGCGGCGCACCTAACCGCCAAAAAACACCTTGATTGTCGGACTCTACCCGTAATCCAAACGACCGACCCCTAAGTCTGGTGTGGTTTTGAGTGGTGGTATCTGTAACCGTTAGCGGGTTAGAGGTAGTAAATCCCGTGCCGGGGAACCGCTGGGCCTTTAAAGTAAAGGTAGCTTCTTTAGTTGCTCCGCTAGTAGAACGATCAAAACTAATGTCAGGTATCATCCGCCTGATAAACAAGAAGTCTTCTCCGTCCTGTATATCTATGGGAGCGGACTCAATAAACGCGGTAAACGCCTCTCCGTCGGCATCTACCCCACGCTCGTGATCGTACATTCTTAAAGGCGTAGCAGTGTTTGTTTCCGAAGTAGTGGCGATTGGGAACTCGTTAATTCCTCTATCTAGCCACGTTGTACGCTCTAGATTGCCCACATACCAGATCTGCTGATCGTAGTTATACACCACATAGCGGTCATTCTCGTCTGTTCCGCCACTAGCTAATGAGTTTGACTCCGACGGGTAGAACCAAAACACTTCGCCAAATGCAGCATTTGAGCCCGCAAAGACCTTATCTTCCTGCTGAAAGTTAAAGTCTTCAAAGATATAATCCCGTACAGGACAAGGCAGCGGCTGTACGCGGCCATCATATACATAAAAGCTGTTCTTACCCATCCAGAATACAGCATCGCCTACCGCTACAGCGGAGTTAATACCAATTATGCTGGTCTGATTAGATAGCTGGCTTACCCCAAAGGTAAAAGGAGCGCCGATAAACTGCATAGAATGAACCGAGCTATCTGTAAGAACTACAATTTCACGTCTTGTTTCAATGGCTTGAACAATTTCTGATCCGTTACCTATGCGTAAGTCACCCGAACTGTTTGTAGCAGTAGGCACCCAGTCAAAAGCGTTTTCCTGACTACTAAACCTTATTAACAAGGGGTCTTGGTCGGTTGACCCAAGGGGTGTAGCACCAAAAGCAATAACGTGACGGTCCCTGTCAGATATAGCTACTTGCCTAGCTTTGGAAGGCGCGTTTGAACTGTAATGAGTTAACGGCAAGCCTCTGGAGTTAACGCCCATAGCCGCACTCCAGTAGTAAATAGTGCCGTCCACAAGGTTAAATACTAGGTCTTGACCAAAATTGTCCTGCTTCCACAAGCGTATGATATCTGAAGCGGTGACGTTAGCTGAACTACCCCACGCACCGCGGCCCCACGTTCCGGCACCCCAGCCCACACCGCCTGTTGCAATGTCAAGGCCGATACTGATCTCGTATTCTACTGTGGCTTCTCCAGAGGAAACGACACTATGTGGTGAGGGCGACGGTAAATTAAACGTATACTGGTTTCCAGTTAGGGCGGTCAGTACATGCTCTCCATTTAGAAGAGCGACTAAGTCTTCATAGATACCGGTGCCAAAAGTAAATTCAGATAAAACAACGGTATCCCCGGTAATAGAACCAAAGCTGGTGTGGTCTACTGTTACAAGAGTGCTGTCTTGTGTGGTGGTAAACTTTACGATAAAGGGAACGGGTAAGCTTGTCTGAACAACAGGGCTTCCGGTAGCTCCGGTGGCGGTAACATTAGAAGGTGTAGGTGTGGCACTAAAACCAAAAGTAGCTCCGGTGCCGCCAACTCCAGTTACGGATACTGTAATGTTAGCCATTTTGCACCTATGAAATACTTACCGTTACACTACCTACGGCGCTAGTTGCGGAAGAACCAGTTAAAGTGACCTGATTGCCACCTAAACCTACCGTCACACTACCTAACGAAGTGGTGCCCACATTGTTTGTAGGCTTCGCTGGTAGCATAACACTAAATCTAATCGGTGTAATGTTGTTAAAAATACCGCCCGACTCTATGTAATATTTTTTTGTAGTCCCCATACCAACTAAAGGCACCCCATCAAGGGATTGCCAAGAGTGTAAGGATCTAGGNGTNCCTACAAAGGCGTTCGTAACGCGGTTCTGCCACCCACCCAACTTTTCAGGAAAGCCAAAGCGGAACCGCACTTTGTCGCTGTCAACCCAGCCGCCTTCGTTAGAATACGCTGTAGTATCCTTTACGACCCCCGGCTTGAATTGCAGCTTGGTTAGCGGCATCAGTCAGCATCCGCAATGGTAAAGTCATCGTCAGAATCATTGTGTCTAGCTAAAAGATGGTCATATTTTTCATTGCCAACATTAGCAGGGATAATTGACTGACTGCCATCTGCGTTTACTGCAATCACGGTGGTGTTTGTTACTGGATTGCCATCCATATCAGTGCCGCTAACATATTGTGCTGACGTAAAATTAAAATTAATCATTTTTATAACTCCGCACTAACTGAAGCAACCGCATCGCCATCGCTTCCACCAGACTTTATAAATATCATTTGAGAAGTTTTATAAAGGGTAAATCCATTTACCCCTATGCCTGTAGCTGTTGGAGATGGAATACTGTAACTGTTAAAACTGTCGATAGATGAAGGTGCTGCTCTTTTTTCTACTTTAAACTCAACATCAAGCCATTGGTTGCCGGAACTGCCGTTAAGTGAAACTGACATAAAAGAATAACCATTGCCACCACTTGAAACTGCGTGACCTAGCAATTCAAAATAACGCTGACACTTGCGTAACGTAGTGCCGTAGTTCTCGTGTTCAAACGGCGTGGCTGCTTGGCCTACTTCTAGCTGTACGCCTGTCAGTTGCCAAGTCGCACCATTAGTCGCAATGACTGCTGTTTCACCTGTCGCACCCCACTCTTGGGAACCTACCCAAGCACCCGCCGTGTTTAAGTAGTCAGAGCCAACACCCAATGACCAGCCGATTTGCGTTGCCTTAGTATTGTCTGTGGGCCACGTTCCTGTTGTATCACCAGCTATTGTAACTGTCTTGCGTTCCCAAGTGTTTGCGCTTGAGATGGTATATGTAAATGGGTATGAACGGTCTTGTGCGCCATTCAAAACAGAACCGCCAAATGTACCAGTCAAACTAGACTTTACATAAAAAGACAATGTGAAAGTCTGAGCCGCACTTGAACCTAAATTTAGCTGGCTGATAGTGTTACCTTCTAACTTATGACGAATGAGATAGCGTCCTGTTGTTGGTATTGAAGCGTCTGCTGTTGTTACTGTTGCTTTTATAGAATTAACAAAGTTATCTGGTGCGTCTGTAACTTGCTGTAGGGTATAAACCCCATCGCTTGCAACGCCTATGCCCATAAATCTGTCTACAACATAAAACTCTGATGCTGTATTCACAGTAAGGGCAGAGCCGCTATTTCTTTGGTCAACAGTCATCGCCCCATTAATGACAAGGTTGCGTCCTGTCAGGCCACCCGCATCTGCGCTACCAGCTAGGTCTGCGAAATCTCTTGCTCTGCTCATATCTCTACTCCGGTTTCGTAGGCCAATCAGAGCTTGACAGATTAGGCCAGTTAGAATGTTCGGTTATATCTCGTAAGGCTTGACGATAATCAATTTGCGCCTGTGTCATGGTCAAATCAGAACTAGCCCACCAATCGCAAGCAATAAGAAGCCTGTCACGCTCATGTTTATTGTGTTCTGCAATGCTCATTTAAGCCTCGTCTGTTTCGTAAGTAAGTTGCAACATAACTTCTGAATCGGTAGAGCCTGCTGCTCTAAATACANNTACTGTATCTACTGGAGATACAGTTCCACCANCACTTGAATAGTAAAGTACAATATCTTTTTTATNGGGCCTCCCAAATCCAACCCAATTGTAACTTGCCCAACNCCCAGCACTGTCAACGCCAAAATATATGGAGGAAGTCGTTGGATAATAATTTGTGACATTCTTTACTTTAAATGGTAATCCCTGAACTGCCAAATATTCTCCTTCAGCACCGCCATTAGTAAACGCTGCGGCTGACTCATCTATTCTAAGAAATAAAGTTGCATGAACCATATCGCCTATTCTAACGTAATTGCCTATTTGAACAGCGTAAGACGCAGCAGTAAGCATATCGCTTTCATAAGGTACTGTCGTGCCGCTTGAAGTATAAAATGGAGTAAATGTGCTTGAGCGGTAAAAGGCATTAGTAGTTAAGTCTGTCATCTTAAAGTTAGCAGATTGCAAACTTACCGCATTTGAAGATGCACCAGCCGTGGCTGTTAATGCACCCCCCATAGTCACGCCACCACTAAACGTGCCGCCATCTTTAGCAGACACTGTGTCAGCTACAGTAAAGATGTCATAGACAACAACCTCTACAATGTCGCTTGCAGATAGTGCAGCCAAGCCAGCAATGGTGTTAGCTGTGCTAGTGTTATAGTCAGTGCCAGCAACCAAAGCTATGCCGTTCAGTGACACATCTACATAGTTGCCATCGCTAAATACTAGCGTGTTGCTACTATCATCCGCACCAGACAATGATGTTTCACC